CAACTCTTTAACACCGTAGATGGTGTCAGCGGTGAACAAGTCACCTAAGTATTGCTGTTGATACTGAGTCTGTGAGCGTACACCCATTTGTTCAGCCAACACAAGTGCATCTTTATGTAGCATAACGCCTACACGATTAGAACCTGAAGTAGGGCAGTTACTAGAGACGAATACGTCTACACCGTAAATCTGACCAATCTTACCAGTCTTGATAGCATCACCGTTACCGATGTACTGCTGTTCAGTGAAGCGGTTAATGCCCAATAGGTCATTAGCAGCTACAGGTGGGATAACCAAAGCACGATTGTCCATAGGAACATCGTTGTTATCTAGAGTAAGGATGAACTTACGGATACCTGCATCAGTGATATCGGCAGAAGAACCGCCACCATCACCACCTAACTGAGTGCCACCATTCAAAGCAGACACTAGACCAAATAGGTCAGAATCTACTTGAGTGGCTAACGCATAACCAGCATCTTCAGTATAGAACTTACGCATAGAGGATAGAGCCTGTACTTCAGCGATATCTTCAATCAAAGTTGAATACTCATAGTGCTTGTCGATAGTTACAATTACTTCACTGTGTGAAGGTGCATTCAAAGTTACTTGAGTGCTTGCAGCTTTAGCGTTAGCAGCGCCACGAGCAGGAGCAGGAATATGGATGGAATCACCCTTCTTGCCCATGTGCTTCATGTTTGTTACTAGATTAGCTAGTACAAGGTTCTTCTTGTAGCCAGCGATTACTTCGTCAGACCAAATCTCTGGAATAAACTTCGCAGCAGTTGTGGTCGTATTGTGGTTAGTTCCTAATGCCATTTTGATTAACTCCTAATATGTAATCTTATTTGACTCGACCTTCTGCGTAGGCTTGGTAGATTTCATCTGCCAGTGCATCATATCGCATAGGGTCAGTTTGTTTTAAACGAATGAGGTCAGATCTACGGTAAATCTTCTTACCTCCAATGGACTCTCCAGATGACCTACTCTCCGCTTTGCCTGATTTAAGTGCTTTTGCTTTAGATTCTTTTTGGTTGCTCTGTTCTTCTCGTGTATTAGAGATGAGCTTACGCTCTTTCCAATTACTGAGTAGTTCATTAGCAGCATCTAGATCATAGGCATTTGCTTCCTCAAATAGACGTACACGGATTTTACTCTGGCTAACCCACTCCTGAAACTCTTTAGATTCTACAACCTGTTGAGCATCTGGATGTTGCTGATTTAAACTCTGAACGGTAGCTTCTTGCTGTCGCTGTTGAGTTTGTTTTTCAGCTTCCTTAAACTTAGGGTGATTCTCAATCTCTCGTCTGATTGCCGCTTGAGGGTCTTCAAAGAAATCAGTCTCTTCCTCTTGTTCTTGGACGTTCTGTTGATTTGCCTGAATCTGGGTCTTTAGGAACTCATCAGATAGTTTACGTAGTTCTCCGATCTCTTGCCCCTTACGTCCTAACTCCTTTTCGAGTTCTGAGTAAGAGTTCACGATATCTTCGACTGATTTACCTTGAAACTTACTAGGTAATTCATACTCTGATTGTGTTTGTTCTTCTTCTGTAGTTTCGATAGCACCTGTACCCATATCGGAGGTGGTATCTTCTACTGATTCTAAAGTTTCCATTTCTGGGTCAACTATAATGCTATTTACCATAGTGGTATTCTCCGTCTATACTTAAATAGATTGTGGAGTTAATAAAAATGACACAGGCTCTTATTATGAGTTGTCCGTATCGGTTAGTTTAGTCTGTTCCTCTAATGTAATGACCATGTTGAGGATAGACAATTGCCCTTTAACTAAGTAGAGGGACTTCTCATCATCAATAGCTGATACATTATCTAAGGATTCAGCCATCAGGGTTAGTTCTTCAACTAAATCCTTCCAGCCATCTACCTCAAATAACCTATATCGACTATCAAAGAACTCTTTATCAGTCTTCATCTCTTACTTCTCCATAGCCCTACGTGCATTGGCTAGGTTAAGCATTGTTTCAGACTGTAAGTGAGACATCTCTGGGATATTCCGCAATGTCTCTGCTTCAATATTAGTGACTTCTGCTGATTTCTTCTGTAAATCTACTGCTTTCTTCTGTAGATCTAAGATACGATCCATTGCATCAGTCTCGTTAGGTACTTTAGAGGCTGCTTCAGCTTGCTTCTTATAGGCATCTGCTAGTGTCTCTTGTACTTTAGCACCTGTAAGCTGTACATCTGCCTGTTTACCTTGCATATCTAGCTGCATAGCCTGTTGCTGCATCTCTTGTTCTTGTGGGTTAGGCTGCATCATCTGCTGAACTGCTTGCATCATTTGCTCACGGTTATTTAAGCTACTATTTTCGAATACAGACATCAATAAGAGGTTAAATGCTTGTGATTCAGGGGGTAACATAGACATTAACTGAATAGTCTGTGTCATCTCTAGCTCTTTAGCCATGATACCCATAGTAGAATAAGGTACAAACTTATAGTCTAGTACAGGATAACGCTCATCATCGAACTGCATCTTACGCCATACAGCTTTCTCGATGAAGGGGATCATAAAGTCAGACTGGAAGTTGGCTAGGGTACGCTTCTGACGCTTAATAGAAGCTGCCTGAAGCATAGACATCCCAGAAGCAGTACCATTACGTGCATTGGCCTGTGGGCTAGTCGCTGAATCCATAGCACCTGTTGCCATTTGGATCATACGCTCTAGTTCAGCAGACTCTTGGAAGGTATGCGCCTGTAGATTACCGAAGTTAAACGGTTGGATTACAGTACGTGGGTCGCCGTTAGTCAGGATAGTCTTACCAGCCTTAACTTCTAGCTTAGTACCACGAGGGATACGTGTAGCATCCATAGCCATCATAGGGTGTGTAGTCAATGCTAGGGCATCAATACGACCACGTAGCTCTGCATCTAGGGCTTTCTGAGGGTTATATCCCTTCTCACATACACCACGACCCCAGAACTTATTAGGTACACGATCATGTTGATATGCAATGAAAGGACGATCCTTCATCAAGTAAGGATTCGCTTCTGCCCTGAGGACAATCGAGTCATTGGCTAATGTAACTACAGCCTCTACTAACTCATCTGTATCATAATCAAACTCAGTACCTGAGGTAGCGTCTTTAACTAGATAGCGTTTAGGCACTAGACCCCAATACTCAGTGATCTTGACTCGATCATCCTCTGATCCACCATTGTGATTATTCTCTGGATCAAACCCGAAGTCGTGAACTCCGATACTCGTTGCACCTAATGCAACATCACGATAAGTACCTGCTTCAATGCCCATAACAACGTGGTAGCGGGGTTTAATAACCTCCTGCGCTACACCTAACGCTGTGTCTATGGACAAGGCAGCAGGATCAATTATAAATTCTTTAGGGGAGACAGCCTCTAGTGGAACTGCCATACGTGCTACTTCTACGATCTCACGGGCTGAAGTTAGAGTACCTTCTACTGGTTTCTCTACTGGTACACGGTCTGTAGTCTCTTCTACGAGGATCTTAGCGATACCCGTACCGTAGATAGCACCATTAAGGAAAACCTCACAGATAGCAGGTTTGGCCCCATCACGCTCTAGGTCTTCTTGTAGGACATTACGTAAGTAAGCTACATCTGATGGATCTTCATCTAAGATATCATCACGGATATCGAACCACTTATCACGACCAAAGGTAGCTTCCTCTAGTTCTGATACTGTGGCTTCTACTGCCTGTTGTAGGGCAGGGGAGATTAAACGGGAAGATTCAGACTCACGTAGTTTATCTGATTCAGCCCAGATACCACGCCATAGGCGATAGTATTCATCCCACTTCTTTTGGTAGTTCTGATCACGGTGTGCTTTCCATGACTCTAGTCGTTCTGAGAGCCATGAAGCTAAACCACTAAACTCATCTTGTGCTGTATCGAATGCCATAATGTATTAATATCCTGCTTCTATGTCTTGAGGTTCCCACTCTTCCACATCGAAGGAGTTGGTGAAATCGGCTACTGATACTTGATCTATATAAGCCAGAGCATCTAGTAGGTCGTCATGTACTTGTGGACTAGGGAAAGACATCATCTGATCCTCAAAGT